CCCATATTATATAGTGTATTACTGCCTAATGTATGAATTTGACCTGAATGTTGTTGATATTCACCTTCAAACAATGCGAAAACTGATACGTCTTGATCGTCCATTCTTAATTTTAATGTCCAAGATGATCGCATATGATACATGAATTTTATTGATGTTTCTGAACAACCAGTTACTCGATATATGAAAAATATTGCTTCAATACCATTTTTATTTTGTGAGCGGTCAAATTCTGTAAAATCTGTTTGTATTTTATACTTGGTCCGATCATTCAGTTCCCTACCGTATTGCATCCAAAATTTGGATAAGTCTGTATCAGATGCATTATATGATATTTGTACGTTGTCTTTAACTAAATGTGGTAATATTTTGTCGAAGTGGCGAATAAATCCTGATGAAACAATGTTAGCCATCTTTGACCATGCACTAACACCTTGCCCATGTTTCTCTTTAGTGTCATATAATGGCGTTGCCGAATACTTTGGCTGATTTTTCATATGGAATGATACTCGCTTATGATATTCATGTTCTTGTGTGAATTCTACCTCCAAATCTTTATATTTGCTATCTGTTGCATGTGGATCTAAAACTAAATCGATAAATTTGCGAACAATAATAGCTTTCCTTTTAAGTCGATTAGTATCATCTTCTAAATCGATAAGTGGTGCATCCTCGTCTCCATTGATGTTCAATACTTGTTTTTGATGTTCAGTTAATGCTGATCCTTGTGTAGCCGTTTTGATTTGTGCTGGAGTTAAATTAATAAACCAATCGTCTTCACCGTGATCAAAAATTTCCTGAAATTGCTTCGGAAATTTCTTTTGTAAAACCTTCAATGATTCGACAACATTTTCCCAAATAATTTCTGGTGTTGGTCTTAACATGTCTGCTCTCTCCTTATAATCTTTATGTAAAAATTTTTCAATGCCTTTGACAAATTTATCCGTATATGTTGAATTAAGTTTAATTGTCTCGCTTTTCATGTATCTACCAATAGCCGTTGCAACCGCTTTTCGTTCGCT